ACTACGAGCTCGAAGTCAGGCTCCGAGATCAGTCAAAGTACAGCTAGCTGTTGGTCTTTGTCGATGGCGCCGTGCTCCACTTGCTCTCGGGTGCCGGGCGGGGCACCGAAGGTGCGTGCACCGGGTCCGCGTCATCCTTCAGCTCGGCAGCCGGAGCCGAAGGGGCATGCACGGGGTACAGCGGTTCGTCGACCTCGATCTCGACGGCCAGCCGGTCAGCACCGAGCCTGACGGCCGTGGCCCCCTCCGCGGGCAGCCGGAACACCGACACGGTGCGGCCGGCCTCCCTGATCCGCTTGATCGCCCGGTTGAGCTTCCGGTGCGGCATGGCCTTGTTGAGCACCAGCACGACGTGGTTGGCCTTCGTCCGCATGATCGCCCGCGCGGTATCTGCGCGCTGGGCTTCGCCCCACGCGAGCTCGATCGGCAGCCCGTCGATCCGCCCATGGCCGGCACCCCTGTCCAGCGCCACCACGTCGGCTCGACCGTAGGTCTTGACCTCGGACGAGGTGGTGAAAATCACCTTCGCTCGGTGCAGATCTCCGACGCCTTCGTCCGACATCGAAGCTACGAGACCGATCCGAGCGAGCATGGGAACCTCCAGGCTGGATCCCAGCTTACCCCGTCTGGCCCGTGGTGTAGCGCCACTCGGTGAAGCCGAGACGATCGACAACCGACCCGGAGCCATCGCAGACACCGCAGTCGTCATCGTTGCCTTCACAGGCCGGACAGGGCCTCAAAGGCTGGGTGGTGCACTCATGACCCCTGGCTGCCTGCCGGGCGGCACGCAGGGCCGAATCCCGGGCGCGATCGGCTACGTCCTTGCGGGTCTCGTCGTCCTTCTGCCTCGCTCCCTTCGGAGGGCCGACGATCTGCGCGCCGCAATCGGCGCACTCGACCAATGCTGTGTACTGCCGTCGAGCATTCGGGCCGTAGAAGCGTTTCGCGCGTTCCTTCATCCTGCCTCCATGGCAGGTATACCCGATCACTCGTCGACGGCGAACGGCCGAAGATGCAGAGCCAGCGCGCGAGCTACGGAACCGGGCCAACCGCCAGGGGAGACCGCCCCGCCTTCGGCGGCGCCTGGTGCAGCCAGCTTGTAGCGGTACTGGCCGATCTGCTCGGAGTCGAACCCGATCTTGTCGTCCGTGTTGAACCCGTGCACAGCCAGGATCGTGGCCGCCCTGGACAGCTCGTCTGGCACCGATGCCCAGCCAGCCGTGTGGGTCACCTCGACGATGGCGTTGCCCATGAGAAAGTAGGTTCCAGCCGTCTTATACGACAGCATACCGAACCTATCCGGGTTGCGAAAGTAGAAGTCGCTCGTGGACTTCGACACGCCGTTGACCGAGATCGAGGTCAACGCCACCACCGGGTAGGGGGTCAGCCAGAACGCCTCGACACCAGGCTCGCGGATATCGTAGGTTCGAGTGTAGCTTTTCACGTCGCACTGATCGAGCTGGAAAAGCCCCAGCATGCCAGCGTTGACCTCCGTGACGAGGTCGTCGATCAGGTCGTCGTGGGTGGTGTCGCTGCTCGGGATCCGCAGCCGCGCCTTGACCTTCGCTCTCGTCGTGAAGCTCACTCGAAACTCCCTTGATCCCTACGTGATCCGGAGATCACTCCTCGACGATGCCGAGAGCATCGGCAACATGCCCCTCGACCACGGCCCGCTTGACGCCGTGGGCCCTGACCCCGAGCGGCTCCGCGAGCTCGACCAGGGCCGGCCACGCGAGGGCGGAGATCTCCGCGCGCGTGGTGGGGTCCCCGCTCGTGTCCGCCACCGGATGACCCGCGTCGTCGGCCGCCTCGGGCACCTTCGACTCGCGCCACAGATCGGTCACGTCGACGTAGCCCGTGGTCCGCACCACCCGCGAGACGATGGCCTCGGCCGCCTGCACCCGCGCGGGAACGAACAGCGTCACCGCCACGACCCCGTCGGGATGCTCGATGCACATGCCACGCAGCGTGCAGTTGTAGAGGGGGACCCTCTGCATTCGAGCGTTCCTCGGCAGGAGCCGAGGGTGCCGAAGCACCGCAACGAAGTCGTCGGGTGGCTGGTCCAGCGTCTGGTGGTGCATCGAACCTCCGCGGGTTTCTGCCGCAGCGTAGCACGCGCGCATGTAGAAAGCCCCCGGAAGCATGCGCTGCCGGGGGCTTTCAGCCGGTCAGAACGTCGACGATCAGCTCGTCTTGACCCCGACCAGGATGGACGCGCCCTTGGTGTTGTGGAACACCAGCGACCCGTCCCAGAACAGGTCGAACTCGTCGTACTGGCTGGACTTGTTGGCCAGCGGCATGACGGTGAGCGAGGTCAGCTCGTCGATCGTGACGAAGCGGGTGTTGACCACGATGTAGCAGGTCGTCGGGTTGGTCACCTCCCCGGTCATCGCCGTGATCGTCGACCCGTCGAACGTGCTGTCGTCGGGGATCTCCGAGCTCGTGACGATCGGGATCCCGTCGTAGCTCCGCACGCGGAACCCGGCGCCGACCTCGACCATGTCGTTGAACTGCTGCTGCGCCTGCAGCTGCGCGTTGAGCAGCCGACGGCCCTTGAAGCTGGCCAGGATCACCACGTCGGAGCGGGCCGCGGAGCCCTTCACCACGTCGATGGCCTCGTCCATCTTCTCCAGCGTCAGGTTGTCGCCCGCCGCCGCGGTGGTCTGGAGGACCACCTGACCGGAGACCGCCTGGATCAGGGTGATCAGGCCGTCGAACTGGTTGGCGTCGGAGTTGGTGTCGCCCTGGATCAGCCCGTTCTCGAAGGTCTTCGAGAAATCGCCGGTGCGCCCGGAGATCTCGGTCGCCAGGGTGTCACCGTACGACTGCCCGGTCTTCTGCAGCTTCCGGGTGACGGTGCCGCGGATGATCAGGGTCTTGTACGTGAACGAGGTCTGCGCGTAGCTGCCCTCGGCGGAGGTCGGCTCGGTGGTGTCGTCGACCCACTCGGCATCGGTGCCGGGGGTCCGCCGGTTCACGTAGGTGGCGTTCCCGGTGCGGCCGGGACGCCGTGGCAGAACTGCCGAGGCGCCGAGCTCGCGGAGGTGCAGCTGCTGCACCACGGGGTCGATGAAGGTCTGGAGCAGGACGGAACCGGCACCCGAGACATCCAGCGCACGCTGGAAAGCCTCGCGGCGACCGTGATCGACCGGACCCAGCCAGTTCGGATTCGCGATCATGATGGTTTCTCCGAAAGAATCTGGTTGATCGGCAGCCGCGGCGAACCCACGGCTGTCAGGTCAGGTCGATCAGTTCCAGGCCGGGCGCTGGCCCGGCGGGGTGATGGTGCCGTCGTGCTCGGCCGCGTTGCAGAGGCCCATGAGCATGCCCTCCAGCTCGGAGCGGGTGGCGTGACGGTTGAGCTCCCCGAGGGGGCCCTCGATCAGCTTCTTGCCGCGCGTGGCCACGGCCGCGGTCATCGGCGCCGCGTCCTTGCTGCGCTCGATCACGGCGTCGAAGACGCCGGACGCCGCCGGACCGCTCGGCACGGTCAGCGAGGCGGAGCTGCGCCCCACCCGCATCGAGCCGCTCATGAGCAGCTCCGCCGCGCGCTGGTGCGCGAGCTCGGCCTTGGCCCGCTCGGCATCGCGCTCGGCCTTCAGCCGCTCGATCTCCGCGGTGTAGTCGGGCTCGTCGGGGGCAGCGGAACGCTGCTCCGGGGCCGGCGAGGGGGGCTCGGGGTTGTGGGGCTCGGTTCGCTGCTCGACGGCCTCGATCCGCTCGTAGAGCGGAGCGAGCTTCTCGTCCAGCAGGGACCGCAGGTCGTCGATCTCGATCGGCATGGTGCGCTCCTCGGACGTGCCGTCGGCATCGGCCGCGGCAGGTGGGTTGGTGGGATGATCCCCACCGAGGGCGCTTCTTCGAGCGTCGACGCTGCCGAGTGTATCCGACTCGGCACCGTCGCGCCGAGGCGCACCATGGTGGGACAGGTGGAACCGAAGCAGCCAGGCATCGATGTCTGCTGCATCTTCGGCATCTTCGGACAGGGCAGACAGCCACAGATCGAGGTCGTACTGGCGCCCTTCGTTGGCCGCGCGGACAGCCTCGCGCTCGATGTTCTCGCGCGATCTGAACGCAGGTGGCTCTTCGTCCATCTTCGAGTAGTACTTGGCCAGATGGCTGTAGGCCCCCTCCCGCTCGTCTTCGGGGATGTCGACGCCACCGCGAGCGCCGTTCACAGCCGCCATCGCCGCGTAGATCGCACGCGGGACCGCCCGCAGGGTGCCATCGAAGTCTCGCCCGATCGGCAGCTTGTATCCGGACTTCACTTCGGTGTTGTCGGCGTCGTACCAGACGTGCACGCTGCGGTAGCGATCCCAGTCGGGCGGATCTCCCAGCACGCTGTCCTGCTCGGAAGCGGTCCACGACCACTCGGTGTCACCGTCGGCGAGCGGAAGGTCCCCGAAGGGAACCACCGCACGCTCGAACCTGGTGCGCCCCTCCGTCTCCTCTTCCTTGGTTTCCGGCGTGTCACCGACGCTTTCAGCCTCGTCCTGCGCGGCCTCTTCCTCATCCATGCCGTCGTCGTCCTCGGGAGCTTCGACGATGACCGCGCCGTCGATGATCTCCTCGGGGTCGAGGTTTTCCGCGTCGGCGCCGGCCTTCATGAACTGGTACACGACGGTGTTGTCGGTCTCGGCGACCGCGATCACGTGCCGCTCGTCGAGCTTCGACGGAAGGTTGCCCCTGGCCGACGAAAGCGCGCTTCGCAGCTGGGTGATGCCGATCGAGTCGGGGTTGGCCGGGGCCCTCGTCACCGCCAGGTGATCGAGCTCCACCGCGTGGACGATGATCCGCTCGATGTCGCCCTGCTCGTTCTCCACGATCTCCAGGCGCGTGAACCAGCCTCCGATCGACTGCCCGATGATCTCGCCGCGCGCGAGCCGCTTCAGCAGCTTCTGCGCCGCCTCCTCCTCGGGGAACAGCTTGACGGTGACCCGCAGAACGAACTGCGGATCGACATCGCTGTGGGCGTTGTCGACTCCGTCGACGGGCACCACCTCGGCGTTCGTGGTCCGACCGATCACGTCGTCCCACTCCATCGGGTCGAATCCGCGACCATGCGCGGGCACGTAGGGGATCCCCACCGCCGCCCCTTCGCCGGACATCATCTGGACAGCCATGCCCTTGAGGGCACGCAGCGACATTTCGGTGCCGAAGAAATCGACCGAAGTGCTCGAAGCAATGCCGGAAATCACGATGTTGTTCGGCAGCTCACCAGCCGGCCGCTCGTCGTTGCTCCCGGTGTCCCCGCCCGACCCATCCTGCGACGGGTCGAGCTCGATGCCCTCCCCGCTGTCGTCGATCACGCGCTCGACATCGCCCTCGTTGCGCGCCCTGTTTTCGGCCTTCGTCCTGAACTTCTTGCCGACCACTGGTGCGGGCATCTTGAAGTCCAGAGCCGAGCGGGGGTGCACCTCCCGACCACAGTCGACGAAGTACGACCGTCGCCCGTCGTCGTGGATCTTGTCGGGCTTCGACCAGTCGATCCGGTCGAAGAAAGCGAGCTTTGCGTCAGCAGCCATCGGGCGCACTCCGTCGTTGAGCGTAGGTCACAACAGGAGCGCGCCTCACAGGGGCGTCGGCGCAAGAGTAGCCCTGCGACCCCCCTTGCGTCAAAGCGGCTACAGCATGAACGCGTCGCCGCTGTCCACTTCGGCCTTCGTCCAGTAGATCAGAACGCAGCGACACCTTGCGCCGCATTCCGTAGCTCCGCCCGGGACTGTCGGCAGCGACCGCGCATCGATGAACCCCATCGAACCGAGCCGAGTGCAGGTCGCGCACATGCGGCTGTCACCGACGTGCTTCCACTGCACCATCCACTGGACAGCCCCGGCAGATTCTGCGCTCACGCCCGCCTCGACGACGCCCTCGTTGAGGGTCTGGTTGGCCAGCTCCACGAGCCGACCTGCCCAGTTCGAGACGCGGTGCCGGACGGCCACCATGGCCTGCGTGGCGGTCGATGCAGCCTCGGTCACTGGCACCGACGCTGCTGCGCCAGCGGTTCCCCCGCCAACGACCACGTCGACATCCTCGACATCGAGCTCGTCCTGGCGGGTCTCCAGCCGGCCCTTCGAGCGGGTCGTCAGGTCCGACACGACAGCGGAGAGCCTCCGGCGAAGGTCGGCGATCAGCCCGCCTGGCTGATCGAGGTAGCCCATGGCCCGCCGCCAGTACAGATCAGCACGCTCGCTGTAGTCCTGCGCGACCTGCACGCCCGTGATGTTGCGCGCGGCGTCACGCCCGATCCTCGCCGCGTCCGCGTACATGGGCTGCGTCGCCGTCGCCCACTTCGTTCCGAGCCGATCGAGAGCGAAGCTGATCCGCGACAGCAGCACCTGCGCGCGCTCCTCGTCGAGCTCACCCGGCTTGTACTCGGCCAGGATCGCCGACCCGACCTCGTCGAGAGCCTCGTTGAACAGCTCGATCACGCGGGCATCGTAGAGCTTCGCTGCTTCCCACAACGGCGCGAGATCGATCGTCCGGACGTTCTCGAAGTCCCCTTGTGGCTGCCACTCGCTCGGCAGATCACCGACGCGCTCGTCGAGGTGCCCGCAGCCGGGCCCGTGAACGTGCTGCAGCACCGGCCGCAGATCGGTGCCCCCGTCGTCGAGCAGCGGCCGAAGCGGATCAGGGCCCGCGCCCTTGTCCTGGACGAAGTCGGTCAGCGGCACCGGGCCAACCGGGGTGTCGATCGTCACCACGTCACCGCCCTCGACCGGCAGCAGGTCGATGTCGCGCCGGGCTTCGTTGCGGGACAGCACGCCGTTGCTGACGAGCATCGAGGCCGCCTCCGCGCGCGCCTTGCTCTCGGCCGGCGTCAGCTTCGCCTCGCGATCGAACTGAAAACGCACCTTGCGGGCATCTTCTCGGCCGACGATCCACGGGAGGATCCGAGCGTTGACCTTGCCCTCGATCAGCTCCAGGATGGGCGCGATCAGGTGGCTGGTGCCAACGTCGAGCTGCACCTGGCCCACCGCCCGCGGCATGTCCTGGGTGTCACCCATTTCGACCGGAAGCACACCGAATACGCGCCAAATCGTACGTCGAATGTCACGAATCACCGTTTCGTATTCCAGATCCTTCG